CCGTTTCCACGGTTTTTTCGTTGGTTGTATTAAGGATTCCAAATCTTTTTCCTGATAATCTAAAGGTTGTACATCCTTTCGCCCCACCTTTCCATGCATCAACATAAACTTGCTTAAAGCTTTCATAGTTAACTTCATCTCCTACATTACATGTTTTTGAGCAAGCACTATCAATATAATGTTGGGCTAATAATAATACAGCTAAGTGCTCTTGCACAGTAATTGTATTAGCATCTCTACCCTTTATACCACGTGCATAAGCATAGTCTTCAACAGTTTCTATTTTAGGCCCATCAAAAGTTTGTATTGTTCTATTATAAGAATAACTAAATACAGGCTCAATACCACTACTAATATTATCAGCAACTAAACTAATTGTACCTGTTGGTGCAATAGAAGTTAAATGACTATTACGTATTCCATGTTCTCTAATTAATTTTTTAATTGAAGAAGGTAATGTACGTATAAAATTTGATTTTAAATATTCTTCTCTATATAAAGGAAAAGCACCTTTTTCTTTTGCAAGTAACGCAGATGTTTTATAAGTTTCATTTCTAAGTGTTTTAAATACAGTAGCCATCCAAGTTAAAAATGTTTCTGAAGCATAAGGAAAACCTAACATTTCACCTGCATTAGCAAGTCCTGTTACACCTAATCCCATTCTTCTTTTATTTTTAGCTTCGTCATCTTGTTCTTTAAGCGGATAAATTGTTCTATCAACAACATTGTCCATCGCTCTAACTACTTGTTTAATATCATTAATAAACTCTATATAATCAAATATGTATTTATTTTCAATATCACTTTCTGTTACATACTTAGTTAAATTAAAACTTCCTAATAAGCAAGCACCAAAAGGAGGTAACGGCTGCTCACCACAAGGATTAGTAGCTTCAATCTTTTCACAGTACCATAAGTTATTATTTCTATTTATTTGATCTATAAATAAAACTCCTGGTTCTGCCCAATCCCAAGTTGACTCCATAATCTCATCCCAGAGAGTATGCACTTCTTCGTGTGATAATGTTTGATAAACGTGTCCTTCAAATACTAAGTCAAAAGACTTATAAGGATCTTCAAGACATTCCATGAACGCATCTGTAATACCTAAAGAAATATTAAATCCAGTTAATTTGTCGCTATTTCGTTTAGCACGTATAAAATCAAGTACATCAGGATGATCGACACGAAGAACACCCATCTGCGCTCCTCGTCTATGACCTGAGCTAGCAATCGTTTGACAGATAGAATCATAGATACCCATAAAGCTAACAGGCCCAGAAGACTTAGAATCAAGCGATTTAATAAGGTCTCCACGCGGTCTAATATTACTAAAATCATAACCGATACCACCGCCTCTTCTCATTGTTTCAGCTGCTTGTGTAGCTCTTAACATAATACTATCCATTGAATCTTCAATACGACCACTAACAAAACAATTATAAGCAGTAGTAATTCGAGGACTACCCATTGCATTTTGAACTCTACCTGCAGGGAGAAATCTCATGTTACCTAAAATGTCTTCTAAATGATATTGATGTTCATCATTATCACATAATGCCTTTGCTATTCTTTTAATTTTACCGTCAAATGTTTCATCTTGTAAACGGTATTTCATTTGATCGATTTCTTCTGATATAGGCATCGATGGACCTGAGTAACTTGTATTTCTCATTGTTAACCTCTTAATAATATAATAAACATTTCTCCCCGTATAAGGGCGTTTTATATATTACGCATACGATTAACAAGACGCTCTGCTCTATTAGTTACTTGATTATACCATCTACTATCTTTCATTTGTTCTGCTGCTTCAGGCCAATTCTGAATAGCTATTGCTTCAATAAATTTTTTAAATTTACTAAGACGAGGTCTTCCCATATTAAACATCATGTTAGCAATAATTAATTGTACTTCATCGGGCAATACTTCATAACTGGGGAATAATATCTTACACTCGTTGAGCACAACGTTAATGTCGCTAATGAAGCATTCGTTAACTCTATCTTTTGAGACCATTGTACCAACATTTTGTCCGTACTCTGGGTCAGTATTAAGTATAAGATGACCAATACCAAATGTGGGCAGGCCAAGATGATCCAAATATATTTCGTATTTAACACCTTCATCTACTATTAACTCTTCTTTAAGCTTATCTAGTAAGTCCTTTTTGTTTTTCATAAGTTCTTAATCCTCCAATCCCAAGCATACCACCTAATACAGTCATAAGGCTAGTCATATCAAATTCTGGAAGTTCAGGTATTTGTAAACCAAAGGCTACTACTACAAACATAATAATAGGTTGTAATACAAAATGATATGCAAAAGCAACTCCGCATACCCACCCAATAAAAGGTCTCCAACCGCCTTTAAATATACTTCCACTAGCTGCTTCTGCTTTATTTATTTCTAGTTGAGCAAGCACTTGTTCTTGTGCGTGCTTTTGAGACATTGTAGCAATATCATGCGCTAACTGTGCTTTTTGATCTTTATCTTCAATAAATTTATCTAAGATATTTGTAACAGGTCCAATTAAAGCTTGTATCATTTAATCCTCTATAAAAAAACAATTATTATAACTACAATAAAAATAATAATAGCAGTAATTATACCGCCACCTACTTCTAAATTAAATATTAATTCGTCTCTAGCTTTTTTCTTTTTTCTTTTTTGTTCTTTTTCAAATTCTTTTTGTTCTTGTAATCTTTTAGCTCTTTCTGCAATTATCCCTGCCCAAGTACCATGACCAAACCTATGATCAATTAATTGTTTCATTTCATCCATATGTTCTTGTGCAAGTTTAGCATTAATAGTTTCTTCAGCAATTGAATTAACACTAAAAGGATCTTTTTGAGCCTTACTTCTTTTTTTCTGTATATCTTGCTCGCCTTTAAATAAACTATCTATATGGTGAGCAATTTCTCCAATATCATTTGCGGTTCCGATTGCTGATTTAATGCCCTCGACAGCACCCTTAACCAAAGCTATTCCTGCCATGGTTTCAGCTATCATATTTTATACCTCTATCTAGTTAATACACGATCTAATTTATCTTCTAGTCTGTGCAATGCTTCCATAACTCTATCAATATCGTTATGTAATTCTGATTTAGTAGCGTAGTCTTCACGAGTTTTATTTAATAATATTTGTAATCTATTTATTTCAAAAGACATTTGACGAAATGCCCAAATTGCTGGAGCAATAACTAATGTAAGTATTATATTCCAGAATAACATTGGTTCTATTTCCATTATGCTAAGTCTCCTGCTTCTGCGCTATTCATTTGACCTGTGTCTACCTGAGTAAAATTATAATTAGAATTTAATAATTGAACAGAAGAAGTTGTGTTTGGAAGAGTTGTATTTCTGCTTGTGTAGTTTTGTATAAAATCACTATATCCCCCTGCTCCATTTATAACAACATACTTATTATCATTGAAATTATTTGAAAAATTATGTGTACCTCTTCCAGTGCCAGAGTCACTTACTGAAGAAATATTAAAGCTGTCATTAATACTGGCAATTCCTTGATTTAAATTTAACCAAGCCTTCACCAAACCTTGCTGAAGATTAGTACTAACTGCACCACCTTCACTAGTCACATCTATTGACCCAGCAGTGGTTACACCTTCAAGTTCGTCTACTTTAAGTTTACTTGCCATTATGCTAAATCTCCAAATACAGACATATAACCTAATCTGTCTCCAATATTACTAGTATCCGCATCATGCATTTGATTTTTAATCACACTTGTAGTTGTTGTACCAGCATCTATAGTAGTTACATTGTTAGCGGCTATTGTTCCAGATAAATAAATATTATCTGTAGATGCTAGATTAGATGTTAAATTACCATTTATTTTACCTGTACCGCCATCTTCTCCACTACTTATATTTAAAGTTCTAGTAGAAACTTGATTATTACTTAACCCAAGATAAGTCTGTGACGAATGAGTGTTCATACCAAATAAAACTATTGCCGCTTGTTGCTTAGTTAACGCAACAGGACTAGTGCCATCCTTTGCTGCAATGCTATCTACATTTAATACACTGGTCATACTATACTCCAATATCCATTAACAGTGACTGTGGCATTCTGTGTAATAGGCCCTGCTGACATACCGTTCTCGTCACTATCTATTGTAAGGTCATTGCTTATTGTCTGACCATTGAGGCGTATGATACTGTTGTTACCTTTAAATGGATAACGCGTATCTGATTCAGTCTTGGTGTAGTTACCTTGAATACTAAACACATCATACACAACCATCTCAATGACATCATTACCTTGTGCGCCTGTTGATAGTGTTACAGTTGTTCCATTGGTTGCGGCATAGTCTGTGGTAGGTTTTAGTAGCACACCATTATGATATACATCCATGTACATACCATCTGTGTATGCAAGGACATTAGAACTGCTGTCACTACCTGAGAATACTGTTTGTGCCGCAGTAGCTGTGTATAAGAACCGTGTGCGTACACCGTTAGTTGGGCTTTTTCCTATGTATGGCATTACGCTAAGTCTCCGTGAATTGCTACATATGCTCTGAGGTCAAAATTGGTTCTATTAGATGAACCGCTTGAAAAATAAACTTCCA